GAAGGCGTAATTTCGGTCCAACCTGGCGACTGTGACGGTGTTGCTGCAGCCCAACTTGGTGACTGATTCGGGTCGATCTCTCCCCAAACAAATACATTTCCAAGCCGTCCGGTAGCAACCAGATTTGTACCCGTTAAGGATACATCAGCATTGGCCTTAATGGAAACAGTGCCGACATTTGGCGTAATTTCAAAGCCAGTCTCTGGAATTGTGACATCAATCCGGATGTCAATAACGCCAGAAGATGTTGTGCCTGTCGCCGCTTCACCAGTAACTGCAACGTCAGCGTTGGCTTGAACAGTTACAGAACCAACGCCAGCGACTGCTTCGAGCCCTGTTTCTGGGACATTCGCATCAGCAGTGACTGTTGTAGTACCAACAGCTCCAGTGGCAACTTCGCCGGTGACCGCAACATTGGCTTCTGCAACAACTGCAACACTGCCTACATTTGTAGTCGCTTCTATACCGGTAGTAGCGACGTTGGCTTCTGCAACAACTGCAACACTGCCTACATTTGTAGTCGCTTCTAGCCCTGTCGATGGGACATTTGCATCTGCGGAAACTGTTGTAGTACCAACAGCTCCAGTGGCAGATACCGTAGTCGGGAAGACATTTGCTTCGCCAGTGACAACAACGCTACCGGCACTCGCTGTGGCTGTTTCACCAGTGACAGCGACGTTGGCATCTGCGGAGACTGTGACAGAACCAACGCCAGTTGTCGCCTGTAGCCCAGTGGTTGGTACGTTGGCTTCACCTGTCGCAGTGACAGAACCAACCGCACCGGTGGCAGATTCACCAGTGAGTACGACGGGGATGGGTTCGTCCCACGCCCCCTGGGACCAAGTCCCTCGGCCCCAACCGGTAATATCCGCCATTAGGCTTCCTTACGCGATTCGGATAATTGCGTTAGAGGCGTCAGCAGTCGGGAACTGAATAGTGAAATCCCCGGCGGTTGAAGTCTTATCACCACCAAAATCTAACACGACAACAGAGTCAGTAGTACCAGTACCACCAGCAGTTGTTGTGTTGTAGATCATTGCTCCGCGAGCAGTGATTGTCGCTGTAGAGAAAGTCTCATCTGCGAAGTCACAGAACGCTGTTGTTCCAGAAGTTGTGGGGTCTACGTTAGTCAGGGCCTGCCCGCCTGCTGTATATCCTGTTCCAGAAACCTCGTTAGTGGTTGAATAATCTGTGGTTGACGCATCCAGTGTTGCCGATGAAGTAAACAACGCAATATTGAATGTGTGCCCCGATGTACGGAAATCGTGCTTACCTTCTAGCAGCTCTTGCTTGAAGCTAGTGCACATTGCTTGAGTAATCGCCATTACAGTCTCCTTATGGCTTCAGCTAATTGAGGATGACCAGCATCCATAAGTGCATTATATATGGTTGTGCGGTCAGATCGAATCGCCTCACGCATATAATACGCTATCAGCTTATGCGCTTGCTTTTTATAAGCACGGGCTTGATCGCGTAATGCGGGGTCGGCGGAATTTGAAATGCTAATCAAACGATCAACACACCGCTCTGCAACTTCTTCGGGCGTGAAACCACGACCTTCTGTTGTATGAACCTGAACCATAGGGGTTTCAGGTATATCAAACTTCAACGCTTCTGTTGTTATCATGTTGCCTGCCGTCTAACTAAACCCTCACGGTATGCATCGCTTGTTTCACGCGCTTCACCTAAGTTCTTTAATCGAGCGACTGCTTCCATGAACTGTGTATTATAGTTCTGTAGAACATCTTGTTCACCTTTCATAAAGGTATAAGCTGCAATCAACGAACCATACAGCATTGCTTGTGGCGCGTTAACAGACAGCCATGTTGTGCCTCCATCTGCTCCCGCAGTTAAACTTGCAGGGCGATAGTAATAGTGCAGTTCTACTGCATAGTCGCTGTCAGGCGTTGGGGCAACAATAAAATTTTGGTAATCAAACGGAGCGTAGTATCTGGGCTCTCCCGTCACAGAGGAATCAGGTGCATAGTCCTGTAGATAGTTAACGTCCTTGAAATCTAAGAACTTTTTGCTTGTGCCCGATGTAATGGACAAAGAAAACGGAGCAAGAAAATCCGAAGGCATGTTCAAGTATTGGTTTGACGTTGTTAAGTTCGCTGTCTGATTGCGGCGAAAGAACGTCAGGCCAACACTCTTAAAAATCCGCTCTTCGCACGACTCGATAAAAGTGTCTAAATTACTGACGAATGTTGTTTCTGCGTTTTCGCAGTAATCTTGAATCGCCTGTTTCAACTCTGCTTTGGTATAACTCATGATGTCGCTACCGTTACGTTTCCTACACGGCCCACTGCACGCGGGCCTTCAATAGGTAGACCAATCTGGTCTGTATAAATATTCACTCTTAATGGTTCATTCCGATCTGGACGTGGATCACGCAATGCTTGTGGATCTGCGCCAACATTCGGTGCCTCTAGTTGAGGATGTTTTTCCTCGTATTCGTCAGGGCCTACTAATAAACCATTCCATTCTTTACGCATCTCACGCAAACGATACCGGAATCCTGAGCGGTCCGATATTCCGTATGCATATTTTCCAGAAGCATAACGCGCCACTTTTTAGAACCTAATGTACTGAATATCTGGTTGTAGCTTTAAAGATACACGATCTTCATCCTCGTCCGCCGCACGCTGGAACTCTTCTTCATACACAGCTTTTAATAGCTGCACGCGTTCTGGTGCTTTCTTCATGGACAAGTAATAAGCTAACCCGGCGATCATGCAAGGCAGGAACCGGTAAGGAACGTCTGTCGTGTTTTGTGATGTGTCAGCATCTTCGATCCGAGTAATGTAGTAATACACTAACTCGTCGGTGCTGTTTTCAGGCGTAGGCCACACAACTAGCTCAGGGCTGGTCTGACGGTTAAAGTAGAATTGGGATGGTCTCCCGGTGGTCGATTTATTAGGAACATTTAAATATTCCCCACGACTTATGCGGTCTACTTCGTAGTCAGTTCCACTTCGGCGTAACGCAACTTCTAGGATGTCGTTCATCGGGGACGCTAGTCCATTTCCCGAGTTGTACGTTGCCGTCCCAGATGTCAGAGTAAGCGTCGCTTGCTTTACTGTCCAGAGATTTACGCCTCGGTTTGCCCATTCGGAGAACATGATATTCAATGAGCGACGAGCGGTCTTCGCGTCGTAGCCTGTGCGGACTTCTAACCCGCACCGCTCATACGCTTCTTCAATGATGTCCGCGACATCAAGATCGAAATCTCTTGAACCTGAAGTTGCCATTTATTTACTTCCGTTTTTTGTTAGGCATTACCGAGCCGCCGTAAGAAAACTTTTGCGCGTTGCAAGAGCACCCAGCTTTTCCGCCACACTTCATGCAAATAACCCCGCCATTTTTGTAGCCTTTTTTCTTTCCACCACAATTCATGACTTTTTCCCTTTCCAATTTACACGCTTAGAAGAAGTTTTCTTCTTCATCGCTGTTTTTGCCCCTGCAGTTTTACACTGCGCCTTTGTTGGACGGCAGGCAGGATAGCTCTTTCGCTTGTCCTTGCTACCTGATCGCCCGCATGGCTTGCCGGTTTTACAATCGACCCAGCCTTTTCCTTTGTTCTGGCCGAACCACTTACGAAGTGATGCGCCCTTTGCAGTCTTGCGAACAGCCATTACAGTTTCTTCGTCTTCTTGCCCGAAGTCTTTTTCTTCTTCGAGCTGTTACCCCAGTTAGCCGCGCCAACCTTTCTACATTTTGCTAAGGCACCGCTTGCATACGCACTGGGCCAAACCTTGTAACGCGACTTGACCTTAGTGTAACACGCGTCTTTCTTTGTCTTACTTTTACTTGGCACTGTCGTCACCTGCTTGCTTATAGCTGAACGTGATATAGCCACTACTTATCCATAACCATAAAGAATAAGGCCCCGGCCACGCCACAGATTTGGACCAAGGCAATAGCCATGATACCCCAAAGTCGGCCATTCACTTCTTTAACAAAGTCGGTCAACTTATCCACATCTTTTTCGATATGCATAAGATGATTGTTTTCCAACCGCTCAAGGATTGTTTCGATAATCCCGATCTTGTTGTGGATGACGTGGATTTCATCCTCAATTTCTTCGTGTTTCAAAACAATTTGTCCTTCTACCACTTTTTGCATGACCAGTACTTTGCCTTGAGCTTACTCAAGGTCCCTTTATCGCAGCCGTGCCGAGCGCGGAAAGACTTACGCGCTTTGGGGTTAGACTTACGAATCTTCATGTTAGCATCGCCAAAACGGACAATCTTTTCTTTGCCGTTTTCACACGCCTTAACAACAAATTTTTTGCCACCAGAAACCTGACGCTTTGGCGTGTTGCATTTCATTTTGGACTTGTCAATCTTAGCCATTACAAGGGTCCTGAATTCTGAATGTAGGTGAGATCAAGAGTAGCGGAACAGGTAATAGATCCTCCAGCGGAATCGGCCTGCGCCCTAACTTCAATGTCCGTGCACTCGTAAAAAGGAATAGGGTTCCAGTAAGAAATAGCCGTGCTGTTGTTAGCCAAAAGCACTCTGTCTTTGATGTTAAAAACACC